AACCTGTTGTTACCGGTTCTCATGGGAAATGCCGGGGGTGCGCATCGGTGGACAAACGCACAACAACTTTCAATACTATGCCAGCCAACTCTAACATCTACTTTGACATTGAGACCGGGCCAATGCCCATCTCGGAACTCGTTATACCGCCATTCGTTGCCAGCGACGTGAAGTTGGGCAACATCAAGAACCCGGACTTGATCGCCGAAAAGATCCAGCGTGCAGAAGAGACGCACGTCAGCGACTACATCCGCGGCGCTGCCCTGGACGCTCTATCGGGCCAGGTGCTCTGCATCGGCTACCGCATCGACCACGACGTCCCATCGGTTCTATGCGCCGACACCGATGGTGAGGCAGAAATGCTGCGCCAATGGTGGAAGATCATCAGCACCATGGAGCGCCAGCCGTTTCTTATAGGGTTCAACGTGAAGCCGTTCGACTTGCCGTTCTTAATCAAGAGATCATGGAAGTACAAGATCATGCCACCGTACTGGCTGCGCCAAGGCCGTTACTGGTCCGACCTAGTGGTCGACCTGCGCGAGGTGTGGCAGCTAGGGGACAGTAGGGCGCACGGCAGTCTCGGGGCCATCAGCAGGCATCTGGGGCTCGGCGAGAAGGCAGGCAATGGAGCCATGTTCTCCGAACTGTTCAAAAGCGACCGTGAGGCTGCGATCAATTACTGCCTGAGGGACGTCGAGCTGACACAGAAGGTGGCGGATGTTCTGATGCCGGCCTACTAAGCGGTGGACATCGACCTGGCCAGCAGATAGAGAGAGGCCGTCAACGTGAGCTGTGAGAGGTGAGCGTTGAACCTTCAGAGAAACCATGATCAATCAATTTTTCCCCGTCCGTATCGTGAACGTCGCGTTGTTTCTCCGCGATTCCTCACCGCGATGCGTGACGGGGTCTCTGTTTGAATTATGACCTATTCCGAAAAGCTCCAACATCCGAGGTGGCAGAAGAAGCGCCTAGAAATTATGTCCAGAGACGGTTTTCAGTGCGTAAAGTGCTCGTCCGAAACCAACACATTGACGGTTCACCACTTTTACTACGTTTCGGGAAGAATGCCTTGGGAATACCCAGGGGGATCAATGGCAACGATGTGCCGAAAATGCCACTTTGAAGGTCACGAGGATTCGCAGTCGTTTCCAACCTTCTTCACCTCTTGGGAGCTGTCAGCTTGTTGCGAGATCAAGCGCCAGATTCAAATGAGCCAGCAGGAGATAGATCACGACAAAGGTGTTTTGTTCCTGGTAGAAAAAGCTGGCCAGGAGGCTGGATGGCCTCCGTTTGAGACAATGCATCTTCTAAAAGACGCTGCGGAACACGGAATAATGACAGCAGCATGGCTGGCTGACCTTTTAAAACAGGTGATGGCAACCCGAGAACAAAAAGCCTCTAACCAATGAGAATTCGCACAATTAAACCAGAGTTCTTCCACCATGAAGGACTATTTGAGGCAGAGCTGGAAACCAAGCTACCGATCCGAGTGGCCTTCGCCGGCCTCTGGTGTATTGCTGACCGAGAAGGCAGATTTAAGTGGGAGCCCAGGCGCATCGGTGTGCAGGTTTTACCCTACGATGGAGTCGACTTTTCACGCGTGCTCGACGCGTTGACCACGCGTGGTTTCGTTTTCAAGTATCGCGTGGATGACGAGCATTTTGGATGCATTCCGAGCTTCCTAAAGCATCAAGTGGTCAACAACAAGGAAAGGGCCTCTATCCTGCCGGATTACTCGGAAAATGGGGCAATTACCGCGGAAATCGACGCGTCAGCCACGCGTGAGCCACGCGACGATGACGCGTGCCATAAGGAAGGGAAGGGAACAAGGAAGGGAAAGGAAGGAGTTTTCACGAGAGAGCTTGCTCCTGACCTTGAAGCCTTCCGACTACGAGTTGGTGCTATGCTTCGCCGTAGGCCTTCGACCAAATGGTCTACCGGTGAGATCAAAAAGCTCAAAGAGGTGTTCGACCTGAACACACCTGAGGAAGACCTAGTTCGCCTGGAGCAACGCTACAAATCAAACGACCCCTATCTCAGGCGTGAACTGGAGACCCTGTTAAACCACTGGAACGGTGAGATCGACAAGACTCAAAGCGATCTGATCTCTGGCAACAACAACCTAGGCGGTTCCAGCCTCGATATCTCCAAATGGCAATGAGCGACCCCTACTACGCCCAGGACGACGAGTACGGCCTGATCGGAGCCTGTCTCTCCGGTGGTCCCGATGTTTGCTACGAGGTATTCGCCCGGATACCACCGGATGCAATCCAGCAGGATAAGCTCCGCCAGGTCTACGAGATCACCAAGGCCCTGATAGGCAGACACGAGGCAGTCAACACAGCCACCGTGGTCAAAGAGTGGAAGCGCTCTATTCCTCAATTGAGCCCCCCTTTTGAGGAATTGAACCGCTGCGACGAGATCTGCGCCAGCCCGGCCAACCATCCCGAGTTCGCCAAAGCCGTCCTAGAAGCTCACCACCGTCGCCATCTGCGATTCACCGGAGACAGGCTGATACGTGAATCCGCTGTCACCACACTCTCGGTAGATCAAATCGTCTCTAATGCCGAAGCAGGCCTCACCGTTGAGGCCTCCAAGGAGGAAGTACAATCCAGTAAGTCCGTTGTAAGTCGGTTCATTGATTCAACCCAAGAGCGGTTCAACCGCAAAGGCCAGCTCTCAGGCATCACTTCGGGCTTCTATCGTCTGGACAAGTTGACCGATGGTTTCCAGCTCGGTGAGTTAGCCATCATCGGAGCCAGGCCAAGTATTGGAAAGACGGCCATTGCCATAGCCATTGCCAAGGCAGCAGCAATTGACCAACGGGTACCAACCCTGTTTATCTCGTTGGAAATGTCCGATGAGTCTATCGTGCGCCGTATGGTATCGACCGTAGGATCCATACCGATGCAGGATATTAAGACCGGTGAGATGGATGAAGGAGGAATGAAGGCTATGGGAGCAGCCACAGCTAAAGTAGCCAGCAGTCCTATTTACTATGTATCGGGCTCAGGCATCTCCAGTATTGCCACAATCACCGCGGTAATACGCCGGGCAGTACGTAAATGGGGAGTGAAACTAGTGCTCATCGATTACCTCCAAAAGATACATGGCAGTAAGTCAGCCGAGAAGAAGACCTATGAGATTGCGGAAGTATCGGGCAAGCTGAAGGCAGTGGCCTCCGATACCAAGACAGCCGTAGTTGCCCTGGCTCAACTCAACCGGGAGAACGAGAAGGATAAAGGCCGAGTGCCTCGCCTCACTGACCTAGCCGACTCCGGGCAAATCGAGCGTGATGCCGATCTGGTGCTCCTGCTCAACCGGGAGCGTCACGAGGCCAACGGCGAGGCTATCATCGCCATTGCAAAACAACGAGACGGTGAATGCGGCATCGTCCCTCTGTGGTACGAAGGCCAATACTGCCGCTTCACAGATCCATCACCGAGCTTTCAATGAACATCAAATACGACCTCAACCGCACCAAGCTCTTGAACGAAGCGCCCAGGCTGATCAAGTGGGCCATCGACCATGGCCTCATGTCCTACCCGCTCAGTCAGAAGTATCACAACGACGGCTCGCTTGACCCAGGCATCGAGGAGGAGATACACGTTGACCCAGAGCAGTACACACCGGAGTTCTGCCAGCGTGCATACGAACTCAGGCAGCTAGGCTTAACACTGGACGACACCGCCAAAGCAATTGGTGTATCAAGAGGATCAATCACATACATATTAGCCAAAGGGCATGAAGCAATACTCGCATCCGACAGAATCAAACACGATTTGAAACAGCCATGAACAATCCAACAGCAGCAATCAATATGAACGACCCATTCATCCACGCTCCACAGGCTGCAGCCGTGGTGCATGAGCCTACAACATCAGGCACAAGGCCCTCGATACACGTAAGCCTGTATGCATACGGCGGTATCAGTGCAGCCTGTCTTATGTCCTGGGTAGGCCTAACAGCCACCTTTAGTACTAGTGATAGACAGACAGATCTACGAACCATTCGCGAGGATGCACTGATATCCCGAAGCCGTTGCCGTGCTACCAAATGGTTCTTAGATAGTGGCAAAGACGTATGGATCCAGATAGACCACGATATCGAGTTCGACCCGAAAGACATTATCCGCCTGGCAGAGCTGGCCCACGAGCACCAGGCGACCGTGTGCATCCCCTACCCCTGCCGAGCACTTCCGCTAAGGCCGGCCCTGCGTATCGACACCGAGCACGCCAAAGCTCTGAAGATGCAGATATCGGATGCCGAGTGCGCTACAGAGCTAGTACCGATCCGAATGTTCGCATCGGGATGCCTCGCAATCCCTCGACGTTGCCTTATGAGCGCACTTGATTGGCTCGGAGGGTCAGATGTGCCAAACCCATATCGGATCGACTGGTGCAAGGATGTGAGGGTCGACCAGTTCCCGACGCTGTGGATGCCGTTCGCGATGGATACTAAGCCGGGTGACTACGAGTACCTGTCCGAGGACTATGCTGCCGCGGTCAGGTTGAGCCTGTGCGAGGTGAAGCACTATGCCATGCAACCAAAGAAACATCTCAACCACTGGGGCGAATATCCCTATGGGTTCAAGCCTTATGCCGGCTAAGAAGGACAAGAAGCCAAGCTTACATGATGTAGCACAAGCTGCTGGTGTATATCCACACCACGCGCAATTTGTTATGTCTGGCAAAGGAAAGGTGCCTGCTGGTGTTAAAGAGAAAGTAATCAAGGCTGCTGAAGAGGTTGGGTATATCAAAACACATAACCCAAACCAGCACTTCAATAGCAAGCTAACACAAGAGAAGGCTGATATTGTAGTTGAAGGGATACTTCAAAACAAATCACTAGAGAGCATTACTGCTGATACAGGACTAAGCCCCACCACTGCTTTCAAGCTAATCCGAGGAGTCAAGGTTCCAACGGATTACCCAGAGAACGAGGACGACTGGCGTAAGGACGTGACCGGATTCCTGGAGGTTGCAATCTGGAAAGGCACCAAACGACTGGCTGAATCCTCTATTAACTTGATCGATGATCGTAGTTTACCCGTAGCGGTCGCTGTGCT